CGTTGCGCAAGCAAGTCGTCGCTAATTTCTTCCCGGAACAGGCTGCGGAAAGTCTGCCGGAAGGCACAAAGAATTTTGAATTGGGCGAAGGATGGAAGCTCAAGGCTCTGTTTAAGTGCAATTACAATCTCGCATCCGAAGGTATTGACGCGGCGCTAAACCACATTCGTGATTGCGGCGAAACGGGACCTTTTCTCGCCGATCGTTTGGTGACGTGGAAAGCCGCTCTATCGCTTCGCGAGTACAAGGCGCTTGACGGCGTGACGGGTACGAAAATCAAACAGATTATTAATGGCGTCTTGACCATCACGCCAGCGTCACCGTCGCTCGAAATCGTTCCACCGAAGGCGCGCAAGTGACACAACGCGTTTTAGACATTGTTCTTGCGATCGAACTTTCGGTTATTGCCGCAAGCGCGATCGCGCTTGCGTTAGGATATCTTTGAATGTGGAATCATATTCAGCCTGTCGGCGCACTTAATCAGCGTCAAGGCGTCAAATGCGTGATCTATGGACGCGCGAAAAGCGGGAAAACGCGATTGCTCGCAACCGCGCCCGCTCCGCTTATTCTGTCGAGCGAGCGCGGAACGCTTTCACTCGGAAACGCCAATCTGCCAGTGATCGAAGTGCCCACACTGACGCAACTCGAATACGTTCACACGTGGCTATTATCCGATCCGAAGGCGCAACAAACATTCGGAACAGTCTGCCTCGATAGCGCGACCGATCTTTTTGAAAAATACGCGCGCGAGGAACGCGCCAAAGCGGGAAAGGATAGTTTTGCGGCATGGGGTCGCGTCGGCACGAAAGCATGGGAAATCTTTACGAAATTTCGTGATCTTCCCTTCTACAACGTTGTGCTTATTTGTCATCAGGAATACGATAAAGACGATACGGGAACAATGTTTAATATGCCGTCAGTACCCGGCAAAGAAACCATGAAATCGCTGCCGTATTGGTTTGACGGCGTGTATCAAATGGTATCGGAAACGAACGATCAAGGGCAGTTTCGCAACATGCTGCGCTGCATCGGGAATAACATTAATTTCGCTGGCGACCGTTCTGGGAAACTCGCCATGTGGGAACCGTCGGACTTGGCGCGGTTATTCGCTAAGATAACAAACTAGGGGAATACAATGGTCCAGATTAATTTCAATGGTTCAAACATAACGCCGCAATTCGGATTTCCGACATATCCCGATGGCTGGCTGCATCTTCGTGTCGTCGGTAGCGAGATCGTGAAAACGCAAGCCGATGATAATATGCTGGCGTTTCGCACGGTAGGCGTCATGCCGCCTGTACAAGGGCAGGAAGGCCGCATCAATTTCAATCTTTGGAATAAAAATCCAAAGGTATGCGAAAGTGCCGCACAGCAGCTTGCGGCGCTTTGTATCGTCTGCGGTATCCCGCCAAATCTGCCGGACAGTGACGCGCTCATCAATCGTGAATTCTTCGCGCTCAATCAGAAAAAGCCGGGCGTCAATTTCGACAATTGGGTTGACGTGAAAACAGTCGACGGGCGAAGCGCCGCCGATGTTGTGAAAAGCGGCGGACCACAAGCGGGCGGTGGCATGGGCGGAATGCCGGCGCAGCAGCAACAGCCGCCCATGTCGCCTCAGCCGCCCGGCCCGGCGTATCAGGCACAAGGCCAACCGCCCGGCCCCGGCATGGGCGCACCACAGCAGCAGGGAACATGGGGAGCACCGCAAGGCCAGCCACAGCAGCAGCCGGGCGTGGCTCCCGGCATGAACTACGGGGCGCCACAACCAGCCGGACAAAGCTTTCCTGCCGGCCAGCAGACACAAGCCGCGCCGATGCCATCCACGGGCGGCACTTGGCAACAGAATACGCAAGCCGGCGCGGCTCCCGGCTGGGGAAATCCTACTGGGCAGTAACTTCGAACCACGCGCACGCCCACAAGCCCCTTATACCGCGTGCGCGTGACACTTCCGGGCGTGCCATTGGTGCGCCCGTCTTTTTGAGAGGTTGTCATGTTTGACCTAGACGCACCGGGCGTGCCGGCGTTACTCGCGGACTATATCAAGCAGGACATTGACGCGTATTGCCTCGCGAAATATCACGACGGACACCGCGCGCACCTTGGCGCATCTGTGCTAGGCCATGAATGCCCGCGCTATCTTTGGTACACGTTTCGTTGGGTGCGCGATCACAAACATACACCGCGCATGTATCGTCTATTCAATCGAGGGCACCGCGAAGAATTGCGCTTTGCGGAATGGCTTCACGGCGCCGGCTTTAAACTAATTTCTGACGAAATGCCGGAAGGCACGCAAGTCCGCGTTTCCGATACAACAGGCCATATCGGCGGATCGCTAGACAATCTCGCACAACTCCCCGATCGCTATCAGATCAAGCAATCCATTCTTTTGTGCGAATTCAAAACCAATGCGACCGGCGCGGGTTTTATGAAAGTCCGCGAGAAGGGAATGCGTGTAGGCAAACCGCAACACTTCGATCAAGCGTCTTACTATGGTTGGAAACGCGGGTTGGAATGGTGCATTTATTGTATCATAAACAAGAATGATGATGATTTAGAAATTCAAGTCGTTAAACTGGATTTTGCACGAGCGGCCGAAATCGAGCAACGCGGAACCGCGATCATTCTTTCACAAGAGCCGCCGCCGAAGATATCGCGAACGCCTGCTTATATAACGTGCAAGCTGTGCGATCACCATCCAACATGCTGGCAAGAAAAGCCCGTTGAAATTAACTGTCGGTCCTGTAAGCACGCGCGGCCTGCTCAAGATGCGCGCTGGCTTTGCGAGCGATACGGCCTTATTCCACAAGCCTATAAAGACGCGGACGGGCGGATAATTGACGCTATCAAGATCGGTTGTGCGAACCATGAACCAATTGTTTAACAGCGCGCCGATCCAGCCGCGCGACTATCAGCACGTTGCCGTCAACGGTATTTTTGATTATTGCGCCGCGCACGAGCACATAGAAATCCCGCGCAATCCTGTCGCAGCGATGCCTACAGGAACGGGAAAATCAATCGTCATCGCACAATTTATCCATCGCGCGTTTGCACAATTCAGATCAATGCGTTTTGTCAAATTGGTGCACGTCAAAGAGCTTGTGCAACAAAATGCCGACAAGCTGCAAGCGATTTGGCCGGGCGCGCCAGTGGGGATTTACTGCGCCGGCTTGCGCAAGCGCGATACATGGCAACCTATCCTTTTTGGAACGCCCAAGAGTATTGTCGGCGCACTCGATAAGGTCTCGCCGCCCGATGTTCTATGGGTCGATGAATGCCACCTAATCAGTCCTAAACAATCGACAACCTATCAAGAAATTATTACACACTGGCGCAATCTCAATCCGCGCATGATCGTCATCGGATCAACTGCCACGCATTTCCGCTTAGGCCAAGGGCTGCTAACCGCCGCGAGTTATGGCGAGGGCGAACGCGCAATCTTCAATGATGTTGCCGTGGATATGACGGGGCCGGCGTGGTGGAGCTGGTTTATCGCGCACGGTTATTTAGTGCCGTTAGTGACACGTCCAACGCACACGTATTTAAATCCCGGCGCAACCTCGATCGCTAATGGCGATTATGTGCTATCGCAACTGCAACGCGCCGTGGATCATCCGCAATTAAATCGTGCTGTCGTGCAAGAAATGTGTTCGCTCGCCCATGATCGGCGACGATGGATCGTTTTCTGCGCTGGCATCGAGCACGCCGAACATATCGCGGATATTCTTAATCTGTGCGGCGCTCCCGCTGCCGCGATCCATTCAAAAATCACTGACGATCAACGCACGGAACGCTTGCGTATGCACCGCGAGGGGCGCTTGCTCGCGTTGACGACAAATAATCTCTTGACCACAGGTTATGACGATCCAGAAATTGATTTCATTGCCTGCCTTCGCAACACAATTTCGGCGTCGTTATGGGTGCAAATGCTCGGACGCGGCGCACGGCCGTCACCGGGGAAGCTCAACTGTCTTGTTGCCGACTTCGCACGGAATGCGGCAACTCTCGGCCTTGTCGATAACCCGCGCATTCCGAAGCCGAAAGGCGCGGGAGGCGGCGAAGCCCCGGTTAAAATTTGCGATATCTGCGGTAATTACAATCACGCGTCTGTACGTGTTTGCGCCTATTGCGGAAGTGCTTTTGACATTGAGATAAAAATAAAATCGAACGCAAGCGATGCGCCGGTCATGTCGATTAATGCGCTTCCTACGATTGAGGAATTGAAAGTCTGGCGCGTCAGCTATCACGAACACACTTCGAAAAACGGCAACCCGTGTTTGCGCGTGCAATATACAACAGAAAACGTAAAACTGTTTTTCGAGTATCTTTTTTTCGAAGGCGACGTGCACCGCAACGCGATCCATCGAACACATGAATGGTGGCGGCAACGCGTCGGAGAGGATATTCCCGCGAATACTAAATTTGCCAAGCAACTGCTGTCGCAGGGGAGCGCGATGGAACCTAAATTCATTAAAGTTTGGACAAACAAACAATACCCGGAGATCGTCGGCTATGTATTCACCTGACTTGAAAGCCCGCACGAAAAATCGGCGGCATCTTTACACGCATGAGCCGGTATCGGATTGGCGTGAGGTCGCCGACGAAGTGCTGGGAACGAAAGTTCTGGCGCAAGTGTGGCCGCATGAACTTGTGCGATCTTGCGTAAGCTGTGGGCACTTCACGGCGGACGAAACGTGCACGAAAAACAATAAGCTTCGTCCGCCTGCGAAAGTTATCGCGTTCGGATGTGATAGTTATTCAGACAATGACGCCATTCCGTTTTGACAAGAGGAAATCGCGATGAATAAGGGTCCTGTTACACAGGCATGGACGCACGGTATCACGTTCATGCAACAAACCGTTCTATTGACCGCTATTCGCGGACCTGACGGAATGCCGAAGTATGGCGCAATCAAAATGCTACTGCGCTGGTATCGCCGTTGCATTCTCATTTCGTCACTCGACGCTTGTATACTCGACAACCCGACCGATGTTCGCGGCGGGTCGTTCATGGGTCCTAGCTACGCGCGAAGCAAAACAGATAGTCCTATGGTTTGGCACGCGCAAATGGATGAAATCGTTTCCGAGTATCTGCGCACGCTTGACGCGATCCCGCATCACTTCCAGTTACATTTGATACACGCTTTCGAGATCGTCGGATACAAACATCCTGAAAAATACACGCAAAAATGGTTTCAGAACACATATCGCCGCCTTGTGCGCGACATGCACCTTGAACCGGAAACCGAAGAAACACTCGATCACCGGCTTGGTGACAACCGCACTCAATGGCTTATGTATAATGACGCTGCGACCGTGGAGTAATAAACATGGCAAAGGGTCCGAGAAAATCGAAGTCCGCTCCCGCGTCAGAGCAAACAAGTGATCTAGTCGCGGCGTTGTCGTTCATGGCACCCGCGCAGAAGGTCGATAGTGGCGAGTTGCTGCCACGTATCAGCGTTTTGTGGGGGAACATGCTCCGCGCGACGAATTCTATTTTGTCGGCTGGGCATCCTATTAAGGATACGTCGCAGCTAGTCGTGACAACGGCGCA